TTGTAAGTTTTGATAACAATGTGAAAATATACCTCGCAGAAGAAGCATCTTGTCCACCTTGACAACGACTTCCAAATTGACCACTGGGATTTAATAGATTAATATTATTTGTACCAACATAAATCTGTGCCATTCCAACAATAGCCTGTTGAAGCGATGTTTCGCCGTGATGATAAGCGGAAACCTCACTTACATAACCAGAAAGTTGAGCAACCTTTATTTCATTCGTATATAACTTTCTTTTGAAACAAGAAAATAAAATCTTTCGTGTACTTTCTTTTAAACCATCACACATATGATTAATAGATCGTTGTAAATCTCTATTGCTGAAATGTATTAAATCCTTGTCTACAAATGATTTAAAATCAACATTAAGATTTTTATAATCTAATACATTATCTTTATCATAATTTGCCAACCATAATTTGCGATCATCGGCTCTCTTTTTATTGAAAGCCAGATCAATAACCTCATCGGCTTTATCATCATACAAATATGTTACTTTTTTCATATTTTTAAAATATTCTTTTGCTTCTTGGTCGTTAGAAGTACCCAATCCTTTGTAATACTTAATTTTCCACGAACCTTTTTTAGCATCATCTGTCTCGCACCATCTTTCATAATCTGACATATTATAAAACTCAATGACATCTTTTTTGGTATTGGATGCTTTTATAATTGGTGTAAGCATAGATGTTAGAAATCCGGATATCTCATAAAGCTCATGCCACATACTTTGGAAAATATTAAATATCAATCCTTTAATATGACTACCATCGTGATCCTGATCTGTCATAATCATGATAGAACCATATCGTAATTGTGAAACATCTGTGTATTTCTTATTTTGTTCTAGACCTAAAATCTTTTTAATTGCTGTTATTTCCGCATTATCTGATATTTTTTGAAGTGTAGCATCTTTTACATTGAGAATTTTTCCCCTGAGAGGAAATACACCATACTTATCTCTACCGATAACACTTAATCCGGAAATTGCCATAGTTTTAGCCGAATCTCCTTCCGTTAAAATGAGAGTACATTCAGCGCTATTTTTAGTACCAGCAAAATTAGCATCATCCAGTTTTGGAACTATAATACGAGATATTTTTTTACCATCAGTCTTAACAAGTTTTTTCTTATCATAAAATTCAGTTATACTAAGAGCTTTATCTATAATTCCTGTTTTAAATAACTTTTCAAAAAACTTGTCACTCAATTCGCATTTAGAACCAAACTTGGCAACCGGAGTTGTAAGTGTTTCTTTACTTTGCGAATCAAAACTAGGATTTACAATAATTGCTTTTACAAATATGATTAAATTATCTTTGATATGTTGAGACTTTACCGCTTTTTTCTTTTTGGCTAATGTCATATCAACAAGATTTTTTGTAATCATATTTGTAACATATTCAATGTGTTTTCCACCCTTTACTGTATTTATACCATTGACAAATGATATATATTCAAATGTTCCAGAGTTTGAAATAGAAGCAGATACCTCCCATCTTTCTCCGGATGCCTCATAAATACAAGGTTGTACTTTTTTATCCAAGAAAAGTTCGCAATATTTTTCAAAGTCTTTAATAGTAAGTTTTTTATCATTAAATGTCACCAATACTTCTTTTGCAGTAGTAGCGCAAGCATCAATAACTCTACGATTAAAAAGTTTATATATATCATCGGTTATATTATTTATTCCAAACTTTTTATAATCTGGTGTAAATGTTATTTGTGTATATGGAGATTTAGAACAAGCTTTGACGACAGGAACATCTCTTTCCGTCATATTTTTGCGAAATGTCTGTGTATAAATCTTTTTTGAATAATGGTCAACTGTTTCAATAATAAACTCTGTTGAAAATATATTTGCTAATTTAGATCCATAACCATTTTTTCCACCCCATATTTTTTCTTCTTCTTTGTCATAATTAGTAGATGTCAGAAGTTCTCCAAATATAAGTTCCGGAATCCACAAATTACCATATTCACTATGTTTTTTAATATCAATTCCATTTCCATCATTATAAACTGTTATTGTTCCTGTTGTTTTATCAATAGAAACTTTGATATTTTTAACATGACGTATATCTTCTTTTCCTTTTAAAACCTCTGATTTTAACCTCATTGAATGATCAATCGCATTAACAATTACTTCATCAAAAATTTTAAGTAGTCCAGGGATATACACAAGTTCTTCAATTACCATTTTATTAGAGGTTTCATCAAATACATAACTGTTTATTTTTTGAGGTTCAATAGACCCAATATATGTATCAGGCAAAGCGAGAATATGCTCTAATAGTTCATATTTTTTATATTTTGATTCAACAGTCTTTGCTACAGTATCATTCGTTGTTTTAGGAGGCATTATACTATTATAAGGTATAACCTTTTTATACTTATATTAATCATTTTTTATATATTTTTATTTTTTGCGATTAATAGTACAAAATAATTTGATTATAAGATAATTAGAAATGACTGTATTAATTACAACAAACTTAATAGATTATCATAATATAATTAAAAATAATAGTATGGTTATTATAGTTTTCTCTGCAAACTTTTGCAAACCATCAAATGATATATATCCTGATATTAAAATTTTAGCAGAAGAAATGAGTGATATAAAATTTTTAAAAGTAGATATTGAAAATGGATATGAAATAAGTGATAATTATAATATACAGTCAATTCCTCATTTTAAGTTTTTTAAAAATAATATTGAAGTGTTTTCATTTACTGGTACGAATAAAAATAATTTGATAAATTCTATAAAAACTTTAAAAGAAATTTGAAAAATTAATAAAAATTGATTATTTTTTTAAATAAAATATTATCAGTACACAAAATGATTTATTGTATGGTAAAAACTACAATTATATTTTCAACGCTTATCATGGCAACAAACGCATATCAAGTATCATTTCCAACATTTAAAAAGAATATTGCTGTTGTATCAAATATCAATATTAAAAAAATTACAGATGTTGAAAAATCAGATTTAAAAAAACTATTTACTGCGGTTCCTCTTATTATGTTTAAAAAACAAAATATTGACCCTGTAGAATATTTTAATTTTTGTAAAATATTTGATGATAAACATACAGATGATATTATTCATCCATTTGATTATGCGCGCATTGACACAGTTCCTCAAGTCGCTTTGCGCGGGAATTGTTATATTAAGGATATGCATGGAATTAAAGACGTTTCTTTGATGTATAGTGAACCTTTTAAAAATACTCATGTATGGCATCAAGATATTGTTGGACACGGAACACATATTGTACCAGTCGTATCAAGTATGTATATGATAAAAACACCTCCTATCGGTGGAGAAACATTATTTGCAAGCATGGAAGACGCTTATGATAATCTTGATTATTATTTAAAACGCGAAATTAAAGACTTTAATGTTATTTATACAAATGGAAATAATGAGATTATGAACTCATATTTTGATTATACTGGATATAATCCACTTAAAAAAGATGATTATATATTTGATAAACGAGGAAGCAGTATTCTAAATAGAGAATCTCTTGTTGTATATAGTGATTCTTCAAAAAAAAGAAAGTCTTTGATGTTATCACCTTTTCGTTTTACAAAGTTTGATAAAATGTCGCACGAGAATAGTTGCGATTTATATAGAGAAATGATGTATAAATATATTCTAGTTAAAAATAATATTGTTAAAATTAAATGGGAAAAAAATGATTTATTGATATTTAATAATAGAAAACTTATTCACACATCTTCACCCACAATAGAATATCAAAATTATGAAAGATTATATTATTCGTGTTTCTTAGGAACAAGAGCTCCTATTTATAAATGTAATACATATTAAATACTTTGAGAAATTATATGCGAATAAATATCACTTGAAACTATTTCGCTACATATATCAGAAATACTTTTATTTTCAATATCTATAACTATTATATTTTTTTTTTCATTTATTAAATCATCATATGTTTTTTCATGTAATTCGTGAATTCTTTGAATATATTCTATTTTTATATTTTTTTCAGATTCTCTACCACGCTTACTAATTCTTTTTAAACACATATTAGGAGTAGATCTAAGATATATAATACCAGATGGTTGCCATAATTCATCTGTTGTTTTATGATAATGTAATAAATTAGCATACTCTTCATTATTAATTGTATTATCCTCGTGAGCTTTTTTTACAAAAACATTTTTAATGAAACATGGACTTCTTTCCATTAAAATTATAGCATTAGACTTTTCTTGTATCCAACATCTATCTAACCATACTTTTATTTGAAAGTCATAACTACTTTTATTACTATTATACATATCTTTCAAATATTCATTCCAATTATCAACAGGTTCAATATCTATAGATGTTTTATAATATCGGTGAAAATAATTAAGAATACTTGTTTTATAACAACCTATATTTCCGTCCAATGTTATAATGGGCATTTATTAAATATATAAATACTTATTATATTTATATATCATTTTTTCAATTATGCATAAACTTATATTTTAATACTATAACCTTAACCTTTTCTTCAGTTATACCACCTTTAATATTTGATAATTTGATAAATAAATCTTCTAATATTTTATTAAATAATGTTATTAACCCATTCAATGCTTCTTTTTCTAATGTTACTTTGAAATATTTGAAAATCTTTGAAATTTTACGCTTAATAATCATAGAAACCTTATTGCAACCTGTGAATTTAGTAATTGCTCCACCATTACTTGAGCAACTATTACAATCACCACCTACAAATACTTGTGCAGTACCAAGTGCTGGTCTCGCTATCCCCGCGTCAATATTCATTCGCATAACATCGTTTGTTAAATTATCCACAGAATATGCTTTCTCATGAACACCATAAAATGCTGCTGTATTAAAAGCGCCACCAGAATATTTTTTTTTATTATTAGAATTAACTGTCAAACGTTTATTTAATAATTCTTTCATATTAGAAACATCTTTATTATGTAATTTTTCAATTCCTATTTTCAAACATATTAATGCTATTAATGCAGAGATATTAAAAATAAGTCTATCTATAAATAAACTTATTATATTTACTATTTCTTTTTCTTTTGTCGCGTTTTTTATAATCTTATATTTTTTTAATAAAGATTCAGAACAATATGTTATATTCTTACAATCTGTCATATGTTTATTATACTACTATATAAAATGAAAATAAATATATATATTAAAGAAGAATGGAATATTTGGAATTGGATGAAGATGTTTCGTTTATTAATAATAATCCAATAAACGGACGCGTAAATGCTATTTCAAACGTTGAAGATTATAAAATAAAAAAAGCTATAATTGACGCAACAGAACATCAAACTAATATAATATCTCGTAATCTAAATTGTACAAAAGTTTCAAAAGTTTTTTTCTCTATGGCAAATATTGACATATTACAATTTGGGATAAGGAATAAAATATTAAATGAAACAATGGGGGATATTAATATAAATAGGCAAAGCGATGATGAATTAAAGATAATAATGAGATCTATTTATTTTCAACATGGTAAAAATCTTCCTGAAAATATTAATGAACAAGTTCTTGAATTAAATACGAGAGTTATAACATGGGCATTTCCACAAATTATAACTAATATTAAACAATCTCGTCAGTATATTAAAGATATTAGCACAATGCCTTTACCGATGGAGAGGTCTATATTGCCATCAAATAAAGGTATGCGAACACTAGAGATAACAAAATTTCATTAAATATACAAAAAAATGCATACAAATACTTATATAATCTTAAATAATATAATATTATAGAAGAATAGAATATACTATGTCTGGATATAGAGATGCCGCTTGGTCTTACGACCCAAAAGATTTAGAATTAGACAATGAAACAGGATTACCATTTGCACCAAACAAAAAAGAGCTTGATTTATTCAAAAAAGAGAAAACAAATATGTATAGAGGAACATGGATGGTATGTTTTATATATGGTCTATCCGCATTTATATTGTTATATATAATATTTTTTACACATTTTGGTAAAACATATGTATATAATACATTTTTCCCTGCTGTTATAACTTATGTTGTTGGTGCAATATTTATAATATTATATCTTATAATCGCTATTTTTGATCTTAAACCGCGTCAAATAGGTAAGTCAGTCGCATATTCGGTTTGTCCGGACTATTGGAAATTAGAGAAGTCATATTCAACCAATGAATTATATACTACAATGATCGCTAAAAACCTTTCTTCTACTATTGAAAAAAAAGATGTAAAATATAAATGTGTTCCAGATGGGAATGTTTATGGAAAAACAAAAACCGATATTAAAAATATGAAAAACAATATTTATCATCATCAATTACATAACTCATCGTATTTACAAGGAAATCATAAAGATGATGCTACAATTGGTAATGATATTCTTACAGAAAATATTAATTATTTATACACTAAAGGGAATATGAACCTAGAAACAAATAATTACGAATATAATGGATTACCGGCATCGGCATCTCTACAAGAATATGCAGAAATTTCTGGATTATATGATCCTAAAATAGCGAATACTAATGCTGCTGCTACAGATGTTAGTGTAAATAAAAACAATTTGAAAGAGAACTCTTTATTTGCTGGAACAAGTTTTAATTATAATGTTAACAAACCTCTTATATGTAGCGAAGTTTATCCCAATATTTTAAACTCACTAGAATATGATATATATGATAAAGATAAGTTAAAATGCGAATATGCAAAAGCATGCAATGTATCGTGGAGTCATTTAGATTGTTATGAAAATACTTACTAAAATTTCATAATTGCTTACATATACCAAATGTTTTTCTATGATATTCGGTTATTCCATATTTTATTAATGCTTCATGGTGTTTTTTTGTACCATATCCTTTATTTTTACCAATTTCATACAATGAAAGATTAGGATTATTAATAATTAACTCTTTTATAAACTTTGTGTGATAATCTTTTGCTAATATTGATGCTGCAGCAATATTTAGATATTTTGTATCACCTTTAGTTATGCACTCATATTCAATAATATCTTCATCGTACCCTGGTGGAACATATCCTTTAAAATGTTGTCCATCTACAAGAATATGTTCAAACTTATGTTTTCTATAAGCTACATCTATTGAACGATGCATTGCTTTCATAGTAGCATTTAAAATGTTTATTTCATCAATTTCTGTATGTGAAACCTCACCAATACCATATGTTATACTTACATTTTTAATATAAATAGCCAATTCGTCTCGTTTTTTTTCTGTTAATTTTTTAGAATCTTTTATTTCTTTATATTTTTCATCTGGAAAAATTGAAGGTAATACGACACAAGCGGCTATAACGGGTCCTATAAAAGTTCCTCTCGCGACTTCATCAACACCAGCAACATATTTATTTATTTCTGGTAGAATATAGTCTGTTGTCATAATAATGTTATAACTTATATAATACTATACTTATCATTTTTTAAAAATTATAGTTGAGTATAAAAACATATAATAGTTATTAATATTAGAATGTGTTTAACATATATATTTAAATATATTTCAGATACTTTTAGTAATTGTATGTATAATATTGAAAAATATAATATAGCATGTGAAGAAAAAGAAAAGTATGAAGCATTATTGAAAGAAAACCCTTATTATTTATTGGGAAATAATGACAATATTGATATGTATTAATATGTCTAAAAATTGATATATATATTGTAAATATTTTTTACTTATACTATGGTTAAAGATTTGCAAAATTACTATAAAGAAAATGTTATTAGAGAAATCACAAGTATATTAGATGAATGTATAATTTTTATAGCAAAATGTTTAATATGTATTTTGATTGTCGTTGTTCTTGTTTTGTCAAGGTTCTTAATAGCATTGTGTATATCTTATAAAGTGTAAAATTATATAATTTTATATAATAGAGTTATGATATCACATTTATTAACTGCTTTATCTTTTGGTATAATACCAATATTATATAAATCATTACTTTTAACAAATGTACATATTGTATCGCTATTAATATTTAGTAAAATATTAATAGCGATATTATGTATTTCACTATTATGTTTAGGAGATAACCTTATCAACTTTAAGAAAGATATTAACTTTATAATAAAAAATAAGTTATCTTTTTTATATTTTGCTTTAGTTATTGGATTAACTGCATTTGTATATGTATTTGGTCAATATAATTATTTTTCAACTTTAAATAATTATAATACTAATATAAGTACCGTAATAATAGCGTGCTATCCGGTAATAACAGTTCTATTATCTTATTTATATTTTAACGAAACAATAACATATTTTCAATTATTAGGCTTAATTCTTATATTAACCGGCTTAGTATTATTGATAAATTAATTATGTACTCATTTTAATTGTTAACATTATTTATAACTATTTATGAAAAACCTTAAGAATATATTTTGAGTACATAATTATTTATTTCCATAACTTTTTAACTTTTCTATAAATTCTTTTAAAAAATTAATTATGTACTCATTTTAATTGTTAACATTATTTATAACTATTTATGAAAAACCTTAAGAATATATTTTGAGTACATAATTATTTATTTCCATAACTTTTTAACTTTTCTATAAATTCTTTTAAAAAATTAATTATGTACTCATTTTAATTGTTAACATTATTTATAACTATTTATGAAAAACCTTAAGAATACATACTCATTTAAAAAAAGAATATATGTGTAAATTTAAAGTTGTCTCAACACAAAATAAATAATGTAATAATATACCTAATAAAATTAAAAATATAAATATAGGTAAAAAATGTACTTTAAATAAATAAGATAATATTATTGCACCTATTAATGTAAAAATTATGTCCATAACAGCAAAATTATAAAACCTATAACTATGAATACCTTCATTCTCTTTGCCAAAAATATGCCTATATTTTTTGAAAACACACATTTATTTTAATATACATATTTATTTTAACTTTTTGATAATTTTTTCTATATCTTCATAATATTTTTCATTATAAATGCTATAATAAGCATTCCATGGACCATTTGTTATTTTTAAATCTGTATCATATTTATTTACTTTATCTGCACGTTCTAAAGTGTAGTTAGCAAGTTCGCCAATTACCGAAATATTATGTAATGATAATGTACCATTTTCAATGTTTTTAGCATAATTAGGGTCATTGCATTTTTTCATAAATTCTATTTTTTTATCATATCTTTCTTTATTTGCATTTTTCACATTAGAAATTTTTATCCATGGCATTCCACTTCCAATAAGTTTATCTCCTAATAGATCTAATATCATCCAAGCAAAAGCTTGAAAGTCATCCATATAATCATCTAAACTCACAATATGTTGCATTGTAGACATGTATAATGGCGTTCCCTCTATCGCTGTTCGCGGTTTCAATTTTCTATTTTTATTAATATCAAAAAGATTTTCTGTTGAACCAAAGTCTATTATTTTTACATTTTTATATGAAGAATCGGTAAAAACTATATTTTCATGTTTAATATCTTTGTGTATAAAAGAAAAATTGTTATTTTTTAAATCGCAACTATGTATAGTTTTTAATGCATAAATTGAGTTTATCATTGCTATTTTTATATTTTCAACTGTAGATCCTTTCAACACTTTAGATAAATCAGATCCCAATAACTCAGATATCAATATATATCGTTCTATATCTCCTTCAATAATAGGTTTAATTCCCCCATACGAATATGCTTCAGGAACTAAAGCTTTTTTGCAATTTTTTGAAAAGCTTGACATTATATGTGATTCAGTAGATACTTGATATCCAAAATTTAAATTGATGCCTCTTTTTTTATCTACATCATCTTTTTTGTATAATTTAGGTATTCTCGGCTGAACCTTAACGACAACCTTTTTACCCATCAATTTACCACCAGATATGACAATACCTATATATAATAATGTATCGTCGCGAAGAGATAAATAATCTACAATTTTAACTTCAAAAGTATTATAATTATAATCTTTAGTCTTTATAATATCGTCTTTAAATAATTGTGATAAAACCATAATTGCTTGTTGTAATTTACTTTTATTGCGACTATATTTTTCAACTATATTTTCAATAGTTTCATCAAAGTTCTTAACTTCTCGAACAGTATCAAATGGTAAAAAGTCTTGATAAATTGTAATTTGTTTTTTTTCAACCGTATCAACCTTTTCAATTTTCAAAGGAGATTTATCAGGGGACTTTGATATATGCAAAACAACATTATTATACATAGTTTTTATATCGTTTAAAGACATAATACTCAACCATTTATCAATATATTTATCATGAATAATCTCTGATTGATTAACCTTTTCTATAAAATAATTACCATCTTTATCTTTTAGATGTTTTACTAATTTAATTATCATATCATCTTTTTTAATAGACATCTTTATATATTAAACATAGGATATTATTTATACTATATTAAATAAAAAATGATATATGTGTTTAGCATTTATATTATTAGAAACAATGTTTAAATGTATTATTTCAAATAATGCTAACGAATGTGCATATGAAATTTGCAAAAAAATATATGATAATATTTATTATTGCGATGATAGTTCTCATTCTTGTAAAGATATTCTTAAATCAGATCTTCGCGATTATATTGATAATTATGTTGGATTTATGACAACTTACGAAACTAACAACTTTCTAATATATTATGGAATTGATAATGCTATCCGCGATTATAATAAAAAAATGAGAATAGAAACAATTGATATTGAAAATTTTTCAAAATATTTAGTTGGTTTTATAATTGAAGAATCATTTGTAATTATATCATTTTAATAATATAAATTTATAATATCATTAATTATAGTTTTCATTTATTTTTATAATTTTTTATTTTATATTTCAAAAAGTCTTTATAATTTATATGTATATATTTCAGTTTTTTCATTATATTCAATTTTTTATAGTAAAAAAATAAAAATTGATACTATTCGTTTTATATAAAGAATAACACGGTTACATATACAACAATGAACAGCGTCCTCCTCCCTAAGAACATCAATCTTGATAAGATTAAATATTCTGAATTGAAAAAACTTCCCTCGGGCGCAAAACAGGTTTATCTTAATTATGCAGGTTCAAAAATTAACGTTCAAACTCCTGTTATGAATATTCCTTATGGAGTTAATGATAACATGCAATATATTAAAAGTGATGCACCAAAAGACGAAGAGAAAAAATACGATATTACTGTTTCATTCAAAGGCATTGATGAAAATCCCAAGATGAAATCATTTCACGATAAAATGAAAGAATTGGAAGAAAAAATTATTGACGATGCTTTTAAAAACTCTCTTATCTGGTTCAAAGGGAATAAAATTAATTCAAAAGACGTAGTTGCTAATATGTTTACTCCTATCATTAAACGCGATAAGGATAAAACTACTGGAGATTATGCTGACAAATATCCACCTACATTTAAGGCAAAACTTCCGTATAATACCGCAGAAGATAAGTTTGGATTTGACTCATATGATATGGATAATAATGAGATCAATTTCAGCGATTATGTTTCTAATCTTAAAGGTGGTAGAGCACAATTCATTATTCAGCTAAACGGTATCTGGTTTTCTGCCGGTATGTTTGGTTGTAGTTGGAGAGTTGTATCAGGAAAGTTTCAACAACTTAATACAGCAAAATTAGCATTCGTATTGGATAGTGAAGATGATGTAGAAGAAGAAGACGAAGAAGATATTGAAGTTGATTGTGATGTGATTGTTTCAAAACTTCAACAATCTATTGTTTCGGTTTCAAACGATACTGACAAAAATCTAACTATTGAAGAAGAAGATGATGAAGAAAGCGAAAGTCATAAAAGTCCCGAAGAAACTGATGATGTAGTTGAAGAAGAACCAGTAAAAAAGAAACCTGCAGTTAAGAAAGCTGTAAAAAAATAATAATAACATATCAATATAACATATCAACATAACATATCAATATAACATATTTACATAACATATCAATATAACATATCAATATAACATATCAATATAACATATCAATATAACATATCAATATAACATATCAATATAACATATCAATATAACATATCAATATAACATATCAATATA